TGCCGAACCAAGGCAGAGCAGAGCATTTTTAGCGCCTGTTCGTCATTGCAGTTGTTGACTTCCCTGACGCTGCGTTCAACCTCAAGCTCCTCTTCAAGGGTTTGGTTGACGACCATCCAGTCAGCCCAGCCCATAGCTTTGAAGAATCTTGTCAATTCATGCCACAGCAGGCATAACTGTCAAGTGGTTGTTGTAGTGGCCTGTTTCCCGGTAGCTGTGCATTGGCACGTTTGACATTGCATGAAACACCATTTGGCCAATCTTCAAACCTGGGTACAGCGGGATTGCATGGTGTAGCCGTTCGTTTTTTAGCTCCAACGTCAGGCGTGATCCGTGCCAACCTGGGTCGCACCAGCCAGCAAGAAGGTGATTAAGACCAGATCGTGCGCGGCTTGACTTGAGTACAAATTGGCTGCTGATGTCGTCGGGCAGGTTAAACAGCTCAAGTGTTTCAGCCAAGCAAAACTCGCCGGGCTGAAGCATGAACGCATCATCCTCTGTCCTGTCGGCAATGTTGATACGCACCAAGCCAGGGCTGTAGATGCTTTCCACCATCAAATAAAGGCCCAGCCGCAGGTCCAAGCTGGCTGGATTCAGCAAGTCTTCATCGAATGGGACGACCATTTTGCTCTGCCGGCACCTGGCCTTGATCTCCCAATCACACAGGACTGCCATCCTCAAAACGCAAAAACCAACTCTAGTCAGCCTGTTTCAGGATCTTCTTTTCGGTGTGATACGCACCTTTTTGATACATCTCCGCCACATCACGCGTCCAAGGCACTAACCAATCATTTACCCGTGAGCACTGATCCCAATTTGCAGGCTTAGCGCATTGAACAACAACGGTGGTCCAAAACGCAGTGACATACGCCCAGACCCAATAAAACTCACTCATTAACAATGATCACCCAGCCTGTACCAGGGCCCTCCGTTTGCCAACGCTGGTGGAATGCAGCCTGCCTTACTCGGACGTTACGGCCCAAGTGCGGATTGCTGTGTCCACCTTTTTCCATTTCTGGGTAGCCCCTGGGGTCCTGCATGATCCACTCTGGATCGCTGCTGTTTTTACCTGCATAGCCGCTGATGACGCTCCAGTGCCCACAGCCCAAGCCATTGCACATTGGCGGCTCACCTAACAGCATGTTCCCGGCATGTAGCCATCCGACAAGCACCGGCCTGCCGTTTTCAACCTCCAGCTCAACCAAATCAGCGTCACCGTCTTGCCGAAACTCAGCCTGCAGGCCAAGGCTGCGTAATGCCGCCAGCTGTGCTTCTACTGATGTGGTGTCCCCGTACTTTGCGCGGATTTGGTTGTACTCATCATCTGTCCGAACTTTCTTGTAATACGCCGCCACCATGGCCGCCGCGCTTGAAAAACACTCGCGGTAGCCGGTGCCTGTTTTGTTGTCGAGCTGCCTGAAATAAGGCATGTAGACCTGTTGGTCATATCCGCTTTCTTTCCAAGCTTGGAACCAGTCCGCATCACTTTCATCCAGTAGTTCCGGCGGCATGGACTCCTCAAGCTGTTTAATCGCAGCCAGCTGGTGGGGCGTACCACGGAAAAACTGAAAGAACGGAAGCAAGGCAAAGGCCACGCCTATCAGCAGCAAGGACAGCTGGATGATGACGGACGACACTTACTTTTCAACTCTTGTGTCAGGCAACAGCATCTCGCGGACATGCTTTACGGCCAAATCATCCAAGTCATTATCAGTCCTGGCGACGATTTTTTCCAACATCGCCACAATCAACTCCTTGAACGCCCTTGATTTCCATGCGGTCATCAGGATTGGCTTGAGGATAAGGAGCATTTGCTTGGCCTCGTTACGCTGTAAGCGTAGCTCTGTTCTGCTATGGCCTCCAACCCTGAAGATCATCACGAAAAAGAAGGCATCTCAATGGCAGATGTCGTCAAGGCTTTGGTCTTGGCGTGGAGTGCTGCGCTTCTTACTGCCTCTTACCTGGGCGTCTTCCCCCAAATGAAGATGGACAATACGTTCGTGGCGTCACTTTTGACTGGCGCGATGGCATCGTTTGGCATTGAGCGCAAGAACAATGGAAGTGGAAATAAGAAACCGACTATCGTTGACAACAAAGACACCAAAGCCGGCATCAAATGAACCGCTCACTTTTGGTATTGGGCATGACATTGGCGGCTGCTTTGCCCGCTAAAGCTGATTTAATCCACAAAATCCAAAGCTCAGTACAACTGGAGGTCGGCGGTGCTTCTACTCGCGCAATCCGCGTCGGCAACAGCTACAGCATTAGCGGCAGCGGGGTCGATACGTCAGTCACTGCAGGAGGCTCGACTACTAGCGATGCTCTCGGCGGCCTAGGAGCGGCAACCAACGGCGTAAACGCCATCACAATCCCAAGCGCCGAGCAAAAAACGGCTGGGAACGCTTTTAGCTTCGCCAACAGTTATACGCAGGGTGATGCCGTTCCAACATCAGCTCCAACAGTCGGGGCAGTCCCTGCCTTTGGTGATGTCACCTCAACTGCGTCTGGAACAGCGGGTGATCTTGCTGGCACCATCACTACAGCAGGTGCTGTGACCGTGACTGCTGGTGGAGCCAATACCAGTGCAATCGGTCAAGTCATTACTGAGCTGCAAACCCGGTGAAGCGGCTAATCCTTCTGCTGCTGCTGCCTTCTCCAGCAGTTGCAGTCCCAGTCGTTCCAAACTTCAGCCAAGGCGTGGTCTCTTCTCATACGGAATCGAAGACCATCGTGAAAGAAAGCATTGTCTCCGAGAGCTACCGCACTGGCTTTGAATACACCGTTAGCGGAACTGGGGTTCAACCGGCTAGCGGCGTTGTAAATCCATCAACCAGTGCCACTGCTCTAAACCTGTCCTCTCGTACCAACTGGGTGCAGACAACACCTGGCGCTGCTTTTCAGTTTGCCGAAACGTACCAAGGACCAGGGCTGATTGAAAAGGTCATAATTGACCGCGAGACTATTACTGAAACCGTTATCGACTCCACCAGTACCTTTAGCCAATGAGAGCGACAGCCTCTGTACTGCTGCTCAGCCTGCTTTACACCACGCCAACAGCAGCGCAAGTCAGTGCAACTGCAAGCCCTGTTTCCAACAGCAGTGGCTCAGTCGTCAATCAGGCTGTCCAAATCACACCTGGGCAATACATGAAGTATTCAGTCGGCAGTGGCATTCAATGCGATGGAGCAACGCTAAACATCTCGCCCTTTGTTTCGTCTACGCATTCTTTTGGCAATCCAGACAATCAGTATTATCAAGAGCCTGTTTACGACAACAGCGACAACTTTGGCCTAATTAACCCAGAAACAGGGCTCGACGGCCCTGATGGCATCCCTGACAACCCTGGCACTGTGCTGTACTACAAGCCGCAGAGAACAGGCTACCGCCAGAACTTCAGCAATAACTTTGGCATCACGGCCACCTTCTCTATTCCATTGGATTGGGGGCCAATCAACCTTTGCAAGGACGCGCAGCGGAAACAGGTGGCTTTGTACGAACAAGCCTTGGCTGACAAGCGGCTTAACTACGAGATGGGCAGGCTCAAGGCATGTGCGACAGCACTGCGCGAGGGTTATGGCTTCAAGCAAGATTCACCCTTCTACCCAATCTGCGCTGATGTAGTCCTCAAGCCCAAGCCGGTTGAAGACCATACGCACCAGATCATTTACCCAAAGCCCGCCTTAGATCGCGAATGGCTTGATTCCGGTGACGCTGAATCACCCGCCGCTGCTGTAAAGATTCCGGTTTTACCTTACGGCCAAGCTTCTGATTGATCTTCTTCACCACCTTCTTTGTCAGAGGCTTTGCCAGCTTCTGCAGCACTGAAGCAATGGGCTTGGCAAAGATCGCCACAGTCGTGGCAAACGCAGCAGTCAACGCAACCGATGCAGTTGGACCCGCATCAGGCACATAGTTGTTGATGACCTGGCCAATCGGCACAGGATCCCAAAGCTTTACGCACTTGCCGTCTTGCAGCTCATAACCGGCAAGGACCTTTGTTCCTAATTTGTTCAACGATCCGATTTCTTTCGCTCCAAAGGGTGGACACGGTGGATCTTTGGGCAATCTTGGAATGTCGGGATCGGCACCCGGCGTTGTGGGTTGAGGGATTGCATCTTGAGCCGGACGTGACACATCCGGCTTTTTTATGTCCGCTTTTGGTGGAGCGACCCAAGTGAAGTCTCTTGGCCTGTAATCCGGTGCTTCATAAACAGGCACCGATCCAGTGCATAGCGTCACGTTGCCGCGTGGATCTTCCTCAAACGTTTCTGTTCCATTGCCAACAGCAATCCTGGCTCGCACGCAACCAGGCATATCAATAACAGGAAACCGCGTAGACGTAACTGGCGGTGCTGCTGGTAAAACAGGTGGTGGTATCGGCTGGCCTACAGAGATCATTGGCACGCCGATTGCACTTACTCCAATCTCAGGAATCTCCGGCATGAAATCAGGTGAACGGTTTACAGCGGGTCAGCTGTGGATTGAGCGTAACCGTAGAAGAGAAGGACCGCCTGTTGTATATACCGTCCTGTGCGGCAAATCAGCCAGGCCGTTTACAGATACAAAAGCCATCCTCAAGTGGGTCAAATGGCCAAAGGGAACACCAACTGGTGACGCTTTACGCGAATGGCTTGCGTCCTTTGAGCAGAAAGCTGAGGCACCCGCGCCAGAACTTGATATGGCAAAAATTAAGGCTGAAGGCTTCGGGCCTGAAGCTCATGACGACGATCCAACCGCCAACACCAAGATGGTTACCTAATTTTTCCTGTGCTATAAATGGCATGCCTGCCCCCATTCCTACTCCCGCAAGGGCGTCCGTCTGGGCTTCGGGTTTCCTTCCCCCACTCCGCCACCGCAAGGTGCCCGTTTGGGCCTAGGACTTCAGAGCCGCCTTTCGGGGCGGCTTCGTTGTGTCAAGGCATCTTGAAAGGCACAGCTGGACCCGTACTTGTCGGCAGTTCTGGCATCGCCGCATCAATTTGACCAGGCAGCATTTCAGTGACGTTGCCAGTTACGCTCTCCAGCATTTTGCCCGTATAACCCTCAATGATGGATGGCAGCTTGCTGTAAAGCACTGCCGTTCCAATAACCATGCCTGCTGACATCACAAAGGATGCGGCGGACATCACGTTAAAAAGCTTTTGCATGACAAGAAAAAACCCCTCCTGCTGTGTGAGAACCAGGAGGGGCGTCGCTTTGCAATCAAAGACTAGCTCAGAAGCTGTACTTCATGCCAACCTTTGATCCAACAGACAGCTCGTCACCGGTGATGCCGCTCAGCTCTCCATAGACAGAGGCTTTCTCGCTAACAGCAACAGAACCACCGAACTTGCCAGCAAATTCGATTTCGTTCTCAGCGCCGTTAGGCATCACAACAGCAGGGCCACCTTGGATGTAGAAGGAATAAGCGCCTTCAGACAGCTCGTAACCCACATCAAGGTTGAGCGTTCCACCAAGATAATCGTCACCGTAGGAACCACCGTTGAACTCAGGGTTCACGTAAATGTCTGCGAGTGCAGGAGATGCCAGCGCAGCTGCTGAAACGGCGACACCACTCGCAATCAGAGTTTTGAGCATGGGAAAGAGGATTAACGTTTTCCCTGGCCACGATACTTCTTTCGTCCATGGGACGGTTTTGAATGTGATCCATTCCCCTGACGTGTCTTTTTTGGCTTGCTAGGGACAAAATTTTGCCCGCTAAGTGACTTCGCCATCAGATCCCGTCAGTTGACTGCAAGTTCTGATACTTGAGAGCTAAACCAGTAAACAAGCCATATTGCGGGTGGCTAATTTGATCACGACCATCAAGGAAAAACAATTCCTCCAGCCATAACGTCCGAGCAGCCATCGCTTGTACGTCAGACGCCCCCGGCTTGGAGGCGATCATTGGGTCAGGTCTTTGCATTATTCGACAGGGTCAGGCCAAGCGGTAGCAAGATTCGGGTTGGCGATCATGACAGCGTTTCCGTCGTCATCGACAACGCCATTGCCATCATCGTCGGTTTGTTGGATCGTTGCCGCACCAAAAAGCAACTCTTTTAAAGCTGCAACGTCAGAGCAACCATCAATCTCGGTTTGGCGCGTGTTGCACGCTGTACGGACGGCAGCGCGGTACGTTTTCCAGGTAGACGGAATGTTGGTGCTGGTTTCCTTGGCCTTGATAATCCGCCAGTCAGATGGAGCCAACAGGCTTGCGGCAATCTCGTTCTGTTTTGCCTTCCACAGCGTCTTTAAGCCGGTCTGCACTTCGCCGGTATCGTTGCCATCCTCATCAAGGATCGCCTCGTCATTGAGCTGCTTAGGGTTATCAACGCCCCAGTAAAACCGCTGGTCATAAACCTCAGCGGCTGGTGTAGTGACTTCTACAAGGCCAACAGCTTCCTTTTCAGCTGCGCTCGTCAGGCGCAGCCAGTTGGCTGGATATTGAACGCCTGTGTCAGGGTGTGTCCAAGCGCGATCGTATTTGATTGTCTTGCCGCTGACAGTGAACATGACCGTGTTGGCGATGGTTAAAGATTACCGCGCACGGGCGGTTTTGAAGGGATGCTCGGCAAAAGCGGCAAACACATGAGTGTTTCCACTTCCGTTATAAGAAGCTCCGGTCTGTCTTATCTTGAAACCATTAGAAAGAAAATCAATTGCTGCATAACTTGCCTCAGCATCGTTTTTATTAGCGTTTAGGTAAGAATCACTTGTGTTGTAAGGATCTCTCTCAGTGTCATTAACGTGCCAGTCGTAGCCAGCGCTGCCAACATCAGCGTTCTTAAGTAATAGGAACCTGGGTCTAAACCCGGTATAAACAAACGGGGCTGAGTTATCAGAAGTTCCCGTGCCTTCATACGAACCCACGGCAGAATATCCGGCGACGGGTGATATGCAGTAGGCGATGAAATTATTGCTGCTTTGGTTGTTAGCCTGATCACTAACACCAAACACAGAACTTGTTGGCGTAGAACCCCAAGTGCCTGAATAAGAGCCTTTGGCGGCAGTCGTATTCAAATACAAGTATTCATTAGCACTAAAACCTTCAAGCCAAAC